TGAAAGGAAAGGGTATAATGTTTTTTAATAAAGATTCGGGGAACGGAAGCCCAGAGGATAAGAAAATGGCAAAAATATCTAAGATGTCAGCAGTTCAAACCTGTGCGAGAAGGGCTTGCTTTATTTCAAGGGAACTAACAGGACTTGAGATAATGCCTGACGAGATGTTTTCTGCTGCCTCTGAGTCTTTAGCTAATCTGTCTGTACTTTGGGAGGACTCTGATATAGCCACACGGAAGCCTGATAGCTACATTAATTTCGCTGCGTGTATGGCTTGTACTGAGTGGTGTAAGTCTGTGAGAAAAAGCGATTCTAATGAGCCTTATGCCTTAAACAAGAAGCGTATTGCTGATCTGCTTCAAGAGGTTGCAGACACCGTAGATGGGTTGTTCCCAGGCTTGATTGGGTCTAAGGGGTGCGAACAGGCTATCTACGATGGTGTGAGCGTAACCGTGAATGGAATCGAAGCTAGCGGATGGAGATGGACTGCGAAGTTGAACGAGCGGATCGTTATCCTTATGAGTCTGTACCCGATCCTCAAGTTCCAATCCAAAAACAGTTCAAAGCTACTAGAAATTGCACAAGAATTAATCAGAACTAAGGGAGAGTAATTATGCCAGTATTTATTGGGGATGAATTGTATTTGACGAGTCCAGAAGCCCAGTTGGTAATGGGTGTAAAGGCTGGGCTGATTGCTCATTATTTCTATCGGAATGAATTTCGTGGGGTGATAGACATGAGCGATCAGAAGCCTTTGATGGAAGCTATCAGATTAGTTGGTATCGAAATCGATCCAGCCGATTTAAAGAAGTTTAGAGCTAAAAGCAAGAGTCATTTTCTTGTACCCATGTCTTCTGTATTAGATAAGATGATGAGGCGGGAAACACGGAAGATTACTGCTAAAGAAAGACAGCTTACTGCTGCTATGAAGAAGCAAGAGAAAGATAAAGAAAAATCTATGGCTGATGAAAAGATTAGGGAAGCGGTTTTAGAACAGATTAACATTAGAAGAGAAATGGAAGGTGTATCCAATGGCAATTAAAGTAGGCGATCAGACATATGTAACAGCAAGAGAAGCAGCAAAAATAATTGGTGTGAACAGAGTTCGCATTGGATATTTCCTGATGCGAAACAAACTGGAAGGTGTGATTGATCTGGATGATTCATCAATAATTTCTGAGTACATTGATCAGCATGAAAGCCCTTTAGAGGAAAAGAACAATAAAACATTCTTGATTCCTTTGGAATCAGTCATTAAAAAACGATTGGAAGTAAAGGGGAAGAAAAATGCATAATCTCCGCTGGACACATTTCGGTGGCAATAATGGTGATGATCTCCCGCCTAAAAAGCCAGGGGAAAAACTTCTTACCATGCTTATTGCTATTCCGATATACATTTGCGTTATCTCAGGAACATGGCTTTTAGCATGGCACTTAGTCCGTCTTCTTATGGATACTATGAAAGGCTTTATAAATGGATAGATATTTACTGTCTGAATTCTTTTCCCGCTGTACTGAACACATCGTTCAGCGATCTAGCCAGTATGATGCTCCAGAGCTAAATTTAAAGCGTATTGCTGATGCTTGGACTAATTTCTTGAAGCGGGAAGTTACCGCCTACGAAGTAGCTGTAATGATGGCTATGTTAAAACTTTGCAGACTTTCTCAGGGGTATCATCAGGATACCCTTGAGGATGCTGCTGCTTATATTGCCATTGCAGAGTTGCTTAAGAATACTGAAGATGATTCCGCTTTAACTGATGACAGTAAACTTCACGATTTATGATCCTAATACCGCATGGCGAATGGCTTGTTTTATAGGTTTTTGCCATATGATCACGAAATTGGTTTCGGGATCAAATTTTGCCGTGATTCATTTTCGTTGCCCAACTTGGGAAAAGAGGGTCTTAAGGTTTTTGATCAACCTCTTTGTATCAACTACATCAAAAACTTCTGATCTAATCTTTTTACCATGACTGTGTACATAAGCTAACATGAATGTTTCCCATGATCTTTGACATGGGGTTGAATAAATTAACTTTGCCGTTGGAGCAGACATCAAGTGTTCATTGAACCTGGAGTCCATTCTTGATGTGAATCCAGCTTTGATTCTTCCTTTACTAAACTCTGGAATCAAAAGGATCAAATAAAAGAATCCTTTGTCAGACATCTTGCTTTCAACTTCTTCATCCACCTTGTTTACCGATAGTCTTTTACGAAGGATTTCCTTGAATTTGCTGTATTCTTTTGCATCCATAACGCTGGAGAAATGCCCTTTGTTTGTTTTCATCCGTCTTAATGGTTTGATTTTCTTTTGATAGACTAAGGTTTCTATGTTCCTCCTGACAGTTGTATATGATAAATCCAAGTCAGAAGAGATTTCAGTATATGTCCAAAAGTTTTTGTCATCCATGATATGTACCTTGGCTATAAAAAAAGAGGGTCTTACGAACCCTCTTGATTACCAGTATACATTAGATCAAGGCTTATTTGCTAGTGGAATCGGCCTTATTGGGTTGCCATAGTATTAGCAATTCTGATAAACCATTAAAATATATAAAAACAAAATCGTTTTTAATTTTTCTTCCAAACCCACATAGGTTCAACAAACACACCATCTTTATCTGCCTTAGAGTTAGGTCTTTTTGCCATTCTGAGGCCAATCGTTTTGTGATATGAAGCATTAGGCAGTTTTGAAATAAAGTCATTCATTGGGTCACATATGCGATTTATAGTATGGTTAGAATATACATCTGATATATTCACAATCATAACACCATTAGTTTTCAATCCTTTCCAAGCTTTATCTAATGTAGCAAACAAAAATTCATTTAACCAAGAGTCAATTTTTTTATATTTTTTCCAAGATTGATTAGGTTCTTGAGTATATCTTTCAATATTAAAATATGGTGGACTTGTAAAAACTGTATCAAATAAATTTTCTGGTATTTTTATATTTTCAGAGCAACCATGATTCATAGATATTTTTTTATCAGTATTAAATTTTTGTATTTGCTGATTGTATCCTTCATATAAATTAGCATTTGGGTCAATTCCAAAATAAGACTCTGTATCAGTACAACTTAGAAACGCATTTAATCTATCTCCCCAACCGCTTGAAAAGTCCAGAACATCTTTTGATTTAAACATAGAGTAAATCAATTTTGCAGCACTTGGTCTAAATTGAGAAGCTACATATTTTCTCAGATGCAATCCTGTTTTAAGTGTTTTAAAATCAATTTGTTCAAACTTTAAAGTCCAGAGGCAATTAAGCAAAGTATCTCTGAATTTTGGAAAATGCCAGCTTCTAAAAGGGGAAGGGGCATTTATAGAATCACATAAAAACCTATTGTATTGATGAAAGTAGTTGCTTGATTTGTTTCCCACATTACAAGAGTCTATATAGAGATTAGAAATTTCATATTTGTAGTCATATCTTGTGAATGTCTTTCCCTGTTTTAACAAATTGGAAGTGTCAAAATCAAAAAGTTTTTTAAAATCGCCTTCTGCTTCCTGCAATGAAATCTTATCCATAGGCATTATTATTTTATGGTAATCTATTGCTTCCGCTATAGCTTTTTTAATTTCTTCTTTAGAATAACTATCATTAATATCTTTCCAAGCTTCTTTAGAAATATACAAGTTGTTTGAGTTGACTTCAATATATGCCTTAAGATTTATTGTTTTTGTTTCTAGTATTAAAGTGTTCATGTTTTATCCCCTTCCTTTAAAAAAAACAGGGTCTAACACAATTGCAATATCTGACCTGACTTTGTAATCAATAGCAATTCCAAGATAATATACAATGATGGATTTAGCAGGGTGATCTTTATACCCAGTTTTATTAGGATTTGTTTCCCACATCACATACCCATAAAAACCCTTTCGCTTCAATGATGATACGCATCCAGCAAATGAATAACGAGACATATCAAGCGAAAAATAAGCCCGCCTGATGTCGCATTGGTGGTGGTGCTTTGTCTTGGTAGGAGTCGAATGCCTTAACAAAGCTTTTAATACTTTAGATTCGTTGATGCTTAATCGTTTCCATACTTCTGGTTTTGTAATAGTAGACATATTATCCTCGGTGTTGTGGTGTTTGTGTGTGTGTGTGTAAGATTTTCACCCTACAGATTTGGGCCTATAGGGTGAAACAAAAGAGGGTCTATTCATTCCAATTAGTATCCCAACCCATTTCTGCACCATAAATTTTATGGTGTATTCTTGTCATATCTTCTGGGGTTGCTCCCGAATGTTTGACAAGGGATTTTCGTTCTTCCTTATCGGTATTAGTATCAGCTAGAATAGCTGCAATGTAGCGGAGTATGTAGGCTTCAGAAGCCTTCAAAGTGATCGTCACAATGCGATTAGGATCGGCAACAGGGGTAGCGGTGGCAGAAGCAGAAGCGGTTTCATTAGACATGGTTTATCCCTTTCAAGAATAAAACTTTTTGCTTCCCTAAAAGTTAGGGGGTAGCTTCCAGCAAAACAGGGTCTATTACAATTCAAACTTATCAGCATCCCATTTATAAGGTATTATTTTCCACATATCAAGGTCAGCAGCAAGATTAGAATCAGGGTGTTCTTGCGGGCAGAACTGCCAAGATGTGATGACTACACCATCAACTCTAATGGTGTGATCATCCATTAAAGATTGCATGATTTCGTCAGGTTTGCACCCCTCAAAATCATCGTTCTCTTGATCTTGTTTCTCAACTTGGATCAAAAGGTATCCTGAGATATCTTCTACGCATAGGTGAGAAGGTAGCGAGCCTCTCGCTAGTGCGTTGGGGTAATCGCCAGGGTCTTCCCATACTGATGTAATAACTTCCAAAGTGTTTTTAATGATCTTCATTTGATTAGCCTTTCGTTTTTAAATGGGGTCTAAATGTCTAGCATAACGATTTCTTTGGTATCTTCTATCACATACACAAGCTTCCTATCCATTAAAGCTGGTAACAAATTAACCTCAACTACAATCCCGCACGATGCTTCTTCGTTAGGGTCTTGCTGTACTGATTCTTGAATCAGATCCTTGGCAAGTTCTTTGGCATCTTCGTACTTGTCGAGGGCAAAAAGCCTGACAGTCTTCCACGCATTAGCTTTGTGTTCAAAGATTTGAACAGCGTTCATTCTAATGGCTTGGTAAATAGGTTTAACTGCTTCCATATTAATCGCATCCTTGTTTGGGTTAGTGGTAATAGTAATCAACTCTTTAACTGCTTCCATGTTAATCATCTCCTAAAATTTCAAGCCAATCTATATCAGAACGATCTGCTCTAGATATCTCCATGCTTCCATTGGCTACGCCCGCAGGAATCTTTTCGCCATCGTGATAATTAAGGAAAATGAATGCATCCCTGAGAATCATTCGCTCACCTTCCGATAGCTTAATCCAACGCACTTGCTTTGTTCCAAACTTGCAAGCCTTGATAACTTTCCTTGCTGTATCTGCATCTCTTACTTGCATTGCTACACCCCTTTCAATGGTTGTAATATGTATTCGCTTCCAACCTAAAATAATTTCAATCAATCCATAAAATTTTATGATAGTTTTTCCCGCGGTTTTTTTGCCCTCTAGTTCATTGGAAAACAGGGTCTACCTATTTTCCTAGCCACAATACCTCTAGTCAATATCCTCTCAGGTTCGATGGCTTCTACATCTGTAAGGATGTAGCCAACCTTAGTTCCATGATCAGGTATGTAGTATGGTGAATCAGGCGAAACCCTGTGGAGTTCATAATCAGAATCAAATGATTGCCTATCATAATAGATAAAGCTTTCTGTAATGGTTGCGAACCCTTCCAGGGTTGCAAACAATACTCCAGTACGAATCAGGCCAACCCTTTGCCCGATATAGGGGTCTAGGCTAGGGGTGTTTCTGGTTTCGATTGTTTTCTTGCCTGACAGGATTTCGCCAATGAAGTCCTGATGTTTGCAGTTGATATTGATGCCCATCATATTGCACATCCTTTCATTAAAAAACAGGGTCTACATGGTTTGAAAACAGGGTCTATAACCTTCCACACATTACACGAATGTACAAATCTTGGTTTGCCTGATGCGTTTCCAGTACACATTTGATCCAACCCCGCCTTAATTCCTTGGAAGCTGATTTGACCCGCTTATTCCATAACTTCCTGATTATCGATAGATTAGATGTCATGCAATGAATGGAACCAACCTTAAGTTTGATAGTCCTTGCGTTATCAAATAGCATTAATTCGATAGGCTTAGATTCATTTATTCGTAACATAATTCAAATCCTTTCCAAAAAAAATGATAAAATTCCGTTGCAAAACTTTTTGGGCAGGCGAATTTACCCCCCTACCCATTGCAAAACAGGGTTGCCCATATTAATCATCCATTTCAGTTCTAATCAAATCATAGTAATCAGGAAGGTTGCGGAGAAATTCTCCCCAATCTTGGCCATATGCGGGGTGATCCATGAATTGAATGGTTTCAACTATCTCATTTATTTCATGGTAAGACGGGAAACAATTACTTCCAAAGCTTCCTGAAACATAAATCCGAAGATCCGTTGCACTCTCAATATATGTAGGACGCATGATAAACCCTTTCCAAAAAATGATAAAATTTTAAACACAATCTCCAGGCGAACACACCAAAAAATTTTTACGCTATAGGATTTGACCCCTATAGCATTGAAAAACAGGGTTGGCCCTATTTCATTGTTTTATCGGGTTGCCATGCCATAAAGCTGATGCATAATATTTTCGCTCTAATACTATGTTTTTATGGCAAGAATGGCATACCATTCTCCCAATATCCTTAATCAAAGGATTGTTTTTTGTTTGCTTTTTATTGCAGCAAAAACACTTTTTAGAATCATCCATTGAAAACACTCCAAAAAATAGGTAAGGAAACAAGGTAATTAAACAAGGTTATGAAACAAGCTGAAAGCTGAAAGCTAAAACTGTTTATGTTTTTTTTCCATTAATGCATTAAACTTTTTATTGGCTAAGGTTAATAGCTGATCGATAGTAATAACCTTAACATCGAATTCATTGGAACAATCGTCATATGAACTAAT